TTTATAAATAAATTTATTCCGGATTACGATAGAGGGCCTAACGGCCAACTAAGGGGCGGGCAAGATTTAGCTATTATTTGTCATTGTCAAGCTGCTTATGGCACCGATGAAAAAACTGGTTATAGAGAAAATAATGGTCAAATAAGAGAAGTGCAAAATATTTATGGCGTTTATCAAGCTTTAGGCTGCTCTTTAGAAAAAGATAAAGTCCGTACTATACATTTAGAAAGAAAAAAAGCTTGGGAAAAAACCGCTAAAGAGATAAACGAAATAAGAAATAAAAGAGCTAAAGGCGAAAAAATTGAAACGCCTTATTACATACAGGTCGTTAGAGAAGAATTAGGTAAAATAAATAATATGTTTAATTTTCCTAGATGACAAAACTAAATGATTTAAAAAGCGATCATAAAAACGCTAGAAAAAGAACTGACAGGTCCGCTACCTTAATAAAAAATTCTTAATAACGTTAGGGTTATAGAAACCGATGGTAATGAAATTATCGCTGTTAAAAGAACAGGTCTTTCAGAAGATGAAAAAGTTGGTTTAGCTTTAGCCGATAACCGCTCTAGCGATTTATCCGAGTGGGATAATGATATGCTGCAACAATTATCAGAAGAACACGATATAAGCGATTGGTTTAATATAAAAGAGCTAAACGACTTAGTAGAGGTAGAAGAAAAACCTAAACAAAGTGGTATTTTAGCCGAGCGTTTTGGTATTCCTCCCTTTAGTGTTTTAAATGCTCGTGAGGGTTGGTGGCAAAAACGTAAAAAGTCTTGGTTAGAGCTTGGAATACAATCTGAAATAGGTCGCGATGATGAACTTACTTACACTATAAGTAAAGGCGATGTCGGTAAAAGAATAGTAAAAGCCGGTGGTGCTACTTCTATATTTGACCCCGTTTTAGCTGAATTAATTTATAAATGGTTTAGTAATGAAGATTCTTTAATATTAGACCCGTTTGCGGGCGGTAGTGTAAGAGGTGTAGTAGCCGGTTTATTAGATAGAAAATACTTTGGAATAGACCTAAGAAAAGAGCAAATCGACGCTAATTACCTACAAAAAACATCATTATGCCCCGAAAAAGACGTAAATTGGGTCGTAGATGATGCTTTAAATGTTTCTAATTACTTTGATGATGAGGTAAAAGCAGACCTTATTTTTAGTTGTCCTCCTTACGCTGACTTAGAAAAATATAGTAACGACCCTAGAGATTTAAGTGCGATGACTTACGAAAACTTTAAAGAGACCTATAAAACTATTATTGCTAACGCCTATAAAAACCTTAACGATAATCGTTTTGCTAGTTTTTTAGTAGGGGAGGTAAGGGATAAACACGGTCATTATTATAATTTTGTGGCCGATACTATAAACGCCTTTATAGATGCAGGGTTTACTTACTACAACGAAATAATATTAGTAACTTGCGTAGGAAGTTTGCCTTTACGTTGCGGTAACGGTTTTAAAAAGTCTCGTAAATTAGGAAAAACACATCAAAATTTATTAGTTTTTGTAAAAGGCGACCCCGTTAAGGCAACTGAATACTGTGGCACTTGTGAGTTTGCAGACCCCGAAGAGTTTAACGATGATTTAGGCGAAGTTTTAAAATGATAGCGGACCCCGTAGTAGAAAAAATAGACGGTATTTTTGTAGTAAGAGATGATTTTATAAAAGGCGGTACAAAACGTTGCTTTGCTGATAAATTAATTTACGGGTTTGACGAGGTAGTTTACGCTTCGCCAGTTTACGGTGGTGCACAAATAGCTTTAGCTTACGCCGCTAAAGAATTAAATATAAACTGCACTATTTTTTGTGCTAAAAGAAAAGAACCACACCCCCGTACTTTAGAAGCCCATAACGCCGGAGCTAAAATAATACAAGTTCCCGCCGGATATTTATCTAACGTTAAAGCTAAAGCAAAAACTTATTGCGAAAGAACCGGTGCTTATTTATTACCTTTTGGATTAGAAACTCAACTAGCTAATAAAGCTATAGAAGCTAGAGCTAAAATAGTACAAAATTTTATAGGTGAGGAGTTAGATCAAGTTTGGAGCGTAGCCGGTTCCGGTGTACTTATAAGAGGTTTAAATAGAGGTCTTAAAAGTAAATCTTTTAACGTTGTACAAATAGGCCGTAAATTATCTAAAAGTGACGTAGCAAGTTCTAATATTTATATACATCCGCTCGACTTTAGCCAAGATTCTAAAGTAAACCCGCCTTTTCCTAGTTGTAGTAATTACGACGCAAAAGCTTGGGAATATGTAAAGAAATACGGCAACTCTAAAACTTTATTTTGGAATGTAATGAAATAAATACGCTACCCTATTAATAAATATAATTTTTATTTTGTCCGCTAATAGAATTACACAGGCAGAAACAGAGTTAAGAGTAGCGAGGTGTGCAAGGATTATTGCTAACGGTGGAAGGCGTTCGGATTGTATTCGATTTGGGGCGGAGAACTGGGGGGTTGGAGAAAGAACGATTGATCGCTATCTAATGAAGGCTAGAGAGCAAATAAAGGCCGATTGGGATATAGAACGACCCCAAATGGTTGCCGATCTTTTGGCCCAATGTAGCACCTTACAAATGGAAGCTAGAAGAAGCGGTCAATATCACATCGCTTTAGGGGCTATAAATACGGCGGCTAAATTAGCCTCTCTTTGCTCATGAGTATTTTAGAAACCGTAAAGCAAGGGCATATATTACACGGCGAAGGATTATTTGAATTACCAAGCGTAAAAGAGGTGCAAGCAAAAGTAAATAAGGACCTTTTACCACACCAAGAAAAGTTTTGCTCCGACACTAAACACCGTAAATTAGCTCTTGTATGTGGTTTTGGTGCCGGTAAAACTTACGCCTTAGTTAGTAAAAGTATAATTTTAGCTTCAATGAATGTTGGCTGTATTAGTGCAATATTTGAACCTACGGCCCCTATGTTACGCGACATCCTTATGCGTACTATGAATGAACTATTAGAAGAGTGGGAAATACCTTTTACTTTTAGAGCTAGTCCACTTCCGGAGTATCAACTTCAATTTAAAGAAGGCATTCATACGATTTTATTGCGAACTATTTTGACGTACCAACGTTTGCGGGGGCAAAACTTATGTGCGGTAGGTTTCGACGAAGCCGATACGGTTAACAAACGTGACGCGGAACAAGCAATGAATATGGCGTTAGCTAGACTTAGGTCAGGTAAGGTTCAACAATTTTACGCTACTACTACTCCCGAAGGTCATTCGTGGGCGTTCGACACTTTCGAAAAAAATGCTAAAGCCGATACAAGGCTAATAAAAGCAAAGTCGACCGATAATCCATTTTTGCCCGAAGGATTTGTTGATTCTTTACTTGAAAATTATCCTCCCCAACTAATACAGGCCTACCTAAACGGAAACTTCTGCAACTTAACCTCCGGTCAGGTCTACGATAAATTTAATCGAAGCGAACACGTTTTAGCTAACGAGCCTTTTGTAGATGACAACGAGCCTTTACGAATAGGAATCGACTTTAATATTGGGAATATGAACGCTGTTATCGGCGTAGCGGTTGGGAATAAATTTATGGTTATAGATGAAATCGCTAAAAGTCACGACACAGATTCGATCGCTAAAGAAATTAGAGGGCGTTACCCCTTTAACAAAATCTATATATATCCAGACGCTTCGGGCGGAAACCGAAGTACAAATGCTTCTAAGACCGATATCCAAATTTTAGAAAGTTACGGTTTTATGAATCAAAGTGCTTTATCTAACCCGCCCGTTAGAGATAGGGTAAATAGTGTTCAAGGAATGTTTCTAAATGCAAAAGGCGAAAATAGATTAATGATTTCTAAAAAAGCCGTAAAACTTATTGAATGTTTAGAATTGCAAAGTTATAACGAAAGGGGAGAACCCGATAAAGATGCGGGTTATGATCACATGAACGACGCTCTAGGATATATAACTTGGCGGTTGTTCAATCCCTTACACATGGGTGCGGGTCGTCGAACCGGAATTAGGCTTTATTAAGATTATTGTCTAAAATAAAAACAAACTAAGAGGTCAAAGTGTACTCAGGTTACAACCACTATAATAGGCAAACTAATAGGCAAGGTAATGATATAGACGACCCTAATAATACTTGGTTTGCTCAAGAACCTCATTGGACATTAATAGAAGATTTACTAGGCGGTACATATCAAATGCGTAGTAAGCATAGAAAGTATTTGATGCAAGAACCTAGAGAGCTAGACGAAAGTTACGATAATAGACTTGCCCGTAGTGTTTGCCCTCCTTATTACATCAGATTAGAACGTATGCTTGCCGGTATGCTTACCCGTAAACCTGTAAGGCTAAACGATACCGCCGATAATATTCGTGAGCAACTTTTCGATATAGATTTACAAGGTAATGATTTAAACGTTTGGACCTACGAAACTACTCGTAAAATGATACGTTACGGGCATATAGGAGTTTTAGTTGATGCCCCCGCTTCGGGTGCCGGAGGTAGACCTTATTGGGTAACTTATACGCCGCGTGACATTTTAGGATATAGAACCGATATGGTTGACGGACAAGTTGAACTTACGCAACTACGTCTTAAAGAAAAAGTAGCCGAACCGGAGGGACTTTACGGAGAAAAAATAGTAGAGCAAGTTAGGTTACTTACCCCCGATAGTTTCGAAATACACCGTAAAAATAGTAAAGGCGTGTATGTAAAACATGATGAAGGCCGTATGTCTTTAGGCCGCATACCTTTTTCCGTTGCTTATAGTAACCGTCTTAACTTATTAGAAAGTAGACCGCCGATGTCGGATATAGCCGAACTAAATTTAAAAGCTTATCAAATACAAAGCGACCTTGATAATCAACTTCATATTAGTGCCGTTCCTATGTTGGCTTTTTATGGTTTTCCCCAAAACGCGGAGGAAGTTTCGGCGGGCGTAGGCGAGGCGATTGCTTTTCCTCCCGAAGGTAGAGCGGAATATATCGAACCCGATGGCAAAAGTTACGAGGCGCAGTTTAAAAGGTTAGAAAAATTAGAAGGACAAATAAACGAATTAGGATTAGCGGCGGTATTAGGTCAAAAACTTTCTGCGGAAACGGCGGAAGCAAAACGTATAGACCGTTCGCAAGGCGACTCGACAATGATGGTCGTGGCCCAACAAGTACAAGATATGATTGATAACTGCCTTAAGTTTCACGGTCAATATTTAAACTCCGAAGCCGGTACTTGTTTTGTTAATAGAGACTTCTTATCGCAACGTTTAGAGCCACAAGAAATACAAGCTTA